CAGAATACGTTGCATTCTTAAATGATGCATTTACAATGGCATGTGCATACTTTTCATTTGCCAGTACAGATTTTCCAAGAATTCCAGCCTGCCTGCGAAATTCCCGTAACGTCCGTTCTGTCAGTTTCTTATCAAAATATTTCTGCATTTCATCAAACCCGGACACCGTTTCAAGTCCAATGTTCGCTTTCAGAAGCTCCAGCCGGTTCACCCTCATGGTCAGATTGTAGATCCGCATTTCTTCATTTGCCTGATCAGAGAAATCTTTTGTTGCAACATACTTCTTCGCCTTGCGCTCGTAAGCTGCAATATCCAACTTATCCACACGTCTCTTGGCTTCTGCCATTGTAATGCCCTCTTTTTCAGCATATCTGGTGTAAAATCCGTTGATTTCCTTGTTAATCTCGTCCATCATACTGGCGTAGATTTCTTGGATTCGCTGGTTGTATTCCGCTTCTTCCCGGATATTATACTTCTTCGCTTCCGTTTCCCGGCTTCTCCAGTACTCCTGACTGTCCATTCTCTGTACCTCCGAACATCTGCTTTGTCACAGGATCAACTCTGCCCTGTTCTTCCTCCTGCATTTTCTCAAGCTCGTCCTGTACATTATCTACGATAGACAATGTCTTAAGCTGCGTTTCTTTCGATACAATGCCTTCCAATTTGCCGGCTGTATCCGCCTCATCAGAAATATTTGCAGGAAAATTCTGTGTAAATGTGCACTTGATTCCTATCCATGCATCTTCTTGCATTCCGGAAGCCGGATTACTGAATATGAGCTTATAGCGCCGGTTCATTCCTGACCGGAACTTACGCTCTTTTGTCTTGGCAAGGTTGCTCATGTTGAGGAGCTTATATTTTAATGCGATACCGGAGCTTGTCCCGAAATTCTCATCTGAAATATTAGCGACCATGCTGATCTGAAATATTAATCTCTCCAGTCGGTCAAGCAAATGCTCCTGGGAACCATCTGCGTTTGGCTTTTCCATAAATTCAGCAACTACATTTGCAATAGAATCATCATCACCCTCAAAGTTCATCACGCGGGTACTTCTCATGTGCACCGTATCACCCGGCTCTACCTTCGGACCTATAATTTTCAGATAAGCATCTGCAAAATAGTCCACGTCATTTGACTTTTCTGAAATAGCCTTGTTGTATGCATTAATGATTGGCAGTACACTTTCGAAGATTCCGATCTGTTCACGGTTCTCTGAATACTCTGTTGCCGGCACTCCATCAAAAAAATGTTCCTCCGGGTCCCCGTCCCAGACATAGGAACCGTTGTTGTGAAAATGCTGCACGATTCTTCCATCAGACCAGCTTCCTCTCTCCACATTACTGGAATCCCGGTAGTATCTCACAAAGAACATCGATCTCTCAATGATGCTCTCATCATAAATCATGAAAGCCTCCATCGGAGACAGGTATGTAATGGCAATATTGCTTTCTGCATCGTTGTAGTACATTTCATAGCCTTTTCCATAAATGCTGCATAACTTTGAAAGCTCCGCGTTATTATCGTCCTGATCATTGTACTGATCCAGAAATTCAATATAGTCATTTACGACCTTGTCATCACTCTGTGCTTTAATTGGAATACCGATGAAAAAGCCATTCATTGTGTCTGTAATGTATTTTGCAAAGTTTACCGGAATCCGATTGTCCGGCTTATACGCTTCCTTCTTTGGAAGCTTCTGAATCTCATATTCATTTTCATAAGCATCATGCAGCTTCTTATATCTCAACGCTATTTCCCGCTTATGCTTTCCAATATATTTCGCCAGTAGCTCCGGCGTCATTTCTGTTCCTGCTGGTACTCGGAACATTTTATACACCTCCTCGGTTATATCTAGCCTGCTTTTTCTGCATCTTTCTGAGCAGGCTTGCTGCGGAATCCGGTGAATCATCATGCTCAGCATATTCACTGTAATCTAAAATCTCATTGATATATTCCGGGTCCGTATCCTCCAGCCAGTAAATATCGCTCCAGTTCTTTCGAAGATACGTGCTTATCTTCACGAACTTGTTCATGCTCTCATGATATCCATGAACCGGAAGTCCAATATCTTTCAATTCTTTTTTCAGATATCCCTTATCTGCATTATCCTCATTCTCTATCGTACCTGCCCGGTATTTCTTATGCAGGAGAGAAATCTGCGTAAGGCAATCATCCACATGCTTATCCCAACGCTTTCCAAAACCAATAATTCTTCCATCTGGAAGCTTATGGAATATCGTAAATGCTGTTCCGTCAGCTCCGTCGTACGCTGCATCAATATGGGCAACGCCATCATAGATCAGGGATTCATCAGATACGAACTGTGGGTTCTGGAACATAGCGTCCTTATCAGCAATATGCTTCAACTCATAGTTTGCTGCAAACAAGCTGTCCGACATCTGACTTCTTAATTTTTCCAGCTTATCCCTGGCGATTAATCCGGTAGAATAACAATCGTACCGCTTCACATTTGGCATAAGAGAAATGGCGTCCTCTTTATGCCAGGGTGTTCCGGTATTGATAAAACGTCCCCTGCGGTTCTTGATGTTCTGCAGCTCCATGTACTGTGTTTTCGTCTTTTCCCGCTCTGCCCGACTGATACGGTCCTTTAGATTCACAATATCGTCCGTGACTACAATGTCCGCATGCTTACCGGTAATGGACGTCCCGATACCAAGACCAACCACCTGTGAAATACCCTTAGTAGAGGTACACAAATTGGTATGAATCTCTGACGTATTTTCTTTCAGGAGATCAAGTCTAGCGCCATACAATACCTGTACAATGTGCGACATCGCACCAGACCTCAATATCTTCTGCGACTGGGTAATGACTTCCGTCACATCATCATCAGTCTTCCGGAAGAACATCACATTTTCATTCGGCTTAATGACTGTGTGGATTGCCAGGAACAAGGATAAATCTGTAGTCTTGTAAGAACCTCGATGCGCCAGCAATGTCTGGTCTTCATCAGCATACAAAAAAGACCTTAACCACTCATTATGCAGAGTCGTCAGGTCTTTAAATCCTACCCAGTGTCCAATTTTATAAGGCTCATTCCACAGGAGGTCCAGAACCGCTTGCTTTTCGCTGTTCAAAATATGCCTCCATTTCTTTCATGGAATCATCGATTGCCGGAGTCTTAATATCCAACTTATCATTCCACATACCGAGATGTCTGCCCAGAAGCTCCAGAGCCTTCTCTTTATCATTCAGCTTCAATTCGATACCAAATTTCCCTTCTTTAATTCCAGAAATCGCACGTATCTGATTTTCAGTCAGTTCATTAGTATCTTTTATTTTCACCATGTCATCTTTAACTGCCGCATAATCCGTAATCTTGGAAAAAGCAATAGCTGCAAGTTCCTGAATAACACGATCCTGCGTTACCTCAGTGCGCTTCTGACGTTCTTCCATTCGTCCGGAAATATAGTTTTGAATCTCAGCATTTCTGAGCAATCTTCCACCGTTTGTTGCTGCCACAATATCACTTTTG